GGAGGGATAACTTTGATAGACAAGTACCGTCATGCGCGAGCCATCACACTCTCGCTCATGGCACAAAACATTCCCATGCCCCAACTGGGAATGAACCCCGGAGCCGAACAACAAGCTCTGGACTTTGCCGCAAGGGCCACATACCTAGGTGCTCTTGCTCCTCTCGTGGGCGCTTTGCGTCCCAAGCGACCGTACATCGAGACAGCTCTCGAAGTCGGTAAAGTCATCCATGACGGGGTGGTATCCACTGCAAATCGGGCAACCGAGAAATTAGCCAGTGTGTACACCGCCATCAAACGACTGATTTGGAGATTCCTTGACTTCCTTAAGTCAATCTTCAAACGCTCGGACGTCGAAGAACCCGCGGAGGAAATTGCTGAGGAGATTGAAGAAATGGAATTTGATCTCAGCAACATGACGCCAAACCATGTATTCTATTCGCTCGCCCAGGGCGTAGGAAACTTGGCCAAACTCTGTGCCCGTCAATCTGGCGGCACACCAATTAGGAGGTTCCTACTCCAAGCTTCGGGCGTGCTCCGAAGAGTCAACAAGGTTTTGACCAAACCGTTTGAATCCGAGTCTGTACTAGGACTGATCGGAGAACTCTTGTTGACGATTGGTGTTGTGGCACTCGAGAGATACTTTGCAAATCTCTCTGGTTTCGCGACAGAGATTGTTGTCATGGCTGTTGAGTTGATGAACATTTTGACCACAGAAGACTCGGGGTCTAAAAGCAAACTGTTTTACAGTGTCTTTAAGATCCTTACCCACGTTGTCTTCTTCTTTCTCCCTTGGTGGGCGTCCCTGCCACTCCATCTTTTGTTGGATTTCTTTGCAACAGGTTGGGTCATGAGAAGTGTAAGAACTCTCATTGACTACACCTCCGGAGATCTGACGCGTGAATTGAGAGAGATGTGGACCAAGATTGACCGAAAAGTTTCGAGGGCTTACGCCCGAGGAAAAGAGGCAATCTTTGTGTCATCCCATACATCTGTCGCAAACGGAAACGTGATCGTCAACGACGCGGATTCGTGGCCGATTCAATCACCGCCCTCGAGCGACACTTCGATCCCTAGTAGTTATATCGAAGAGTTCAAAGCGAACAGGGCTGTTGACATCAAAATTTACGTGGACGGAGAGGCAGTGCCGAACAACAAAGTCAGCATTGACAAAGCCCTTGCGCGTTTTCGACCCTCCACCAAGGTGGCGATCCCCCTAATCGATCTACCTTGCACCAAACAAATGGGATTGACAACATCCCACCCCGTCACCTTCCTGGGTGCCGTTTTCACTCGCTACGCGAATGCACCGGAATACAAAGGCCCAAATTCGGACATACTGATGTACTTGATAAATTTGTTGCCCGGCGTAGAGCTTCGCCCCTGGACGCGAGAAAGGTTATTCTTTGAGAAAGCCGGAAAATGGTCTGGAAGCAAAATCGAGTCCTATCGACAAGCTTTCAGAGACAGAGACCTTTACAATGAGCCCCCTGAAAAAGAGCTCATTGGTAAAAGTCAGGAGTTACTCCGTTGGAGGGCATTGCCCAACAAAGATGGGGAAGATTCCGAGGAAGAGGAATTCATAAAAACAAGGGTTGTGTTTGCATATCCTCCAAGAATGCATGTAGAACACGACACTATTTTATGGGCACAACAGGCAAAAGAGGTGGTTTTCGACGTGATTAACTCGAGAACCATCACTCGACCCGACCTTCCTCCACTGTTCATCAGGATCCCCAAGACAGGAACAAACAGCGAGATTGCTGAACTCATTTCCGAA